GATTATTAGAACCAATAGGAGAAGATCAATCTGGAGCTATTATATATACACCATCTCCAATTTTAAATGAAAGAATAGAGAATAGAATTAAGAATGCTTTAGAAGGAAAGAGAGTAATGTCAATTTGGAAAGATTGTTTAAAAGATGAAACTAGACCAATTAAGAAAGCTAATCAAGGAAAAACAAGGATTTTTACTGCAGCCCCTATGGATTTTGTGGTAGTAGTTAGAATGCTTATGGGACGATTTAAAGTTGCATGGAAAAATTTAGGTTTAAGGATAGGACACGCAGTAGGGATTGACGCTATGTCACCCGGTTGGACTCATTTATATAATCATTTAGCTGAAGTATCAAATTATGGATTTGATTGCGATTTTTCTAGTTTTGATGGTAACCTTAGGGCCGATTTCATGGACGCAGCAATAGAGATCTTTACAGATGTAATATGTGAACGTTTCACGGTTGGTACAGAAGATTTTCCAGATGTAGCAAGTGTAAGAACTAGTTTAAGAGTAATCTTAGATGAATGTGTTCGAACAATTCAACAATCAGATAATCTAGTATGGCAATCGTTACATGGTAATCCCTCAGGAAACCCATTAACAACAGAATTTAATTGTACCGTAAACTTTTTATATCACTGGTATTGTTTCAGGAGAATAACAGGGAAACCTGGATTGAGAACATTTCATGAAGAAATGAGATTAGTTGCCTTTGGAGATGATGCTATATATACAGTTCAGGACGTTAAAAATATAACATTTGAGAAAATAGCTTTTTATATGAATGAATTAGGACAAGAATACACTAATGCAGCCAAAACAGGACAAGAGAGTGCTTTAACCTCTCTAAATGAATTAAGCTTCTTAAAAAGAAACTTTTCGTTATGCGAAGAGATGAATTCGGTTGTTTTAGCACCGATCGAAACAGATTCGATCGAGGGACAATTTAATTATTGTTCTTACAACCAGGATGCTTTTGATATTTTAGAGGATAGTTACGATAATGCACTTGTGGAGGCTTGTATGGTAGGAAAAGATTATTTTACGGAGTTTGAATCTAAGATGTACCCCAAATATTTGGAATTACATAAGAGATACAACCCCACCAGACCTTACGTACGACATACTTTTAGAGATACAAGAATTAAGCTTTTAGGTAAGCTTACCAAATAAAACCCAAAAACACCCCCCCCTTTATTTTTCATAGCCAATTCTCACTGATAATAAAGCGATTAATTACCGTTAGTAGTTATTAATATAGGAGTAACATTCCTATATTTCTTAAAATATGTTCAAGACACAACACAGAAAATAGTCAGCGGTGACGTCGGAAGCGTCAAAACGGAAACGAACCCAGCAAAAGAAAACCCAT